ACTACTGAAAAACGGTAAAATCAAGACAACGCCTGCTCGGTCGAAAGGATTGCGTCAACCCTGCGGCAGCGACCTTTGCGGATATGGGTGATAACTTCTCCCCACGGATCTTCGTGCGAATACACGGCATTGCCTTTGCTGTATGCCGCTTTGTCGATTTTTACCAGCACGTCCTGATTGCTGTAAATGGCAACAGTCGGCGCACCTTGCGGCAGCCGTATCATCGCTTCAAGAATAAGTTCTATAATCTTATCCCCTGCGGTGGACATGTCGATGTTGCAAATACGTTTTACCGCATCGGGGTGCGCTACCGACAATCCGTAATGCGTCGAAAAGAATTGTACATAGGCAGGCATTACCCGGCCGCCTTCCATCGGCCAGTTTTGCACTCCCATATCTTCGGTCTTAACTCCGCAATCGCTTCTGCCTTTCGGATAGATAAGATGTGCGAACCTCTCGCCGAGGGCAGCAACATATACGGACGTACAGCTGTTGCCCGTACCGCCTGCGTTGATAACGTTCTTATTTGTCAGCGATGACAGCCTTACGGAAAGACCGTTAATCTGTTCCGGATTGCGTCCATTATCGCCGTAAATAAGATCTTCGGCCTGCGTTTGCCCCATGCCGGACAAAAAAGCAGCCGCTTCACTCTCGCGAAGCGCATTGACATTCCCCGAATGGTCGGCCAAATCCTTATCGACTATGCTGTAGTCTTCGAGCATAGTGATACGATCGCGCAAAGTGTCCGTCGTTGTCGCGCCGGGCGCAATCCCCTGATTGTACATGCGGTGCGTACCGCTTCTTAAAGAGGTGCGTACAAGGGTATTGTGCACCGTCCCGTCGTTTGCCTCGATCATGGGCATATCTTTTAATATTTCATTCGTTTGCGCCATAAGTTCAACGATATGAAATCCGTCCTGATTGTTTGCACGGCGCATAACCTCAAGCGCCGTCAAGCTGTCTGTCATACTCAAAGTAGGCATTTTACCATCTCCTAAAAATTGTTAGAAAAACGAGAACTTGCCGCCTTTACTTACCTCTTTTACACCCGTCTGTCCGCCGGCAGCATCGGCTAAAGCCGTCTTGCTTTCCCCCAACGCTTCGCCGATTTTAACAAACATACGTACAAAAGATTGATTGTACGCAAGTCCCGTATCTTCCATTTGTTTGAAAACCGCCTCATCGCCGAACAATTTCAGCGCCTTGGTATAGTTTTCCATTTTCGCTTGAAAGAGGTTCCCGTATTCTTTTTGCAAGGCGGCATCGGTTTCTTTTGCCTGCTGTACAATCATTTGCTTATACAGCTGTTGCTGGCTTTCGCCCGCTTTTACGACAAAATCAAACATCGCCTTTGCCTGCGAATCCGAAAGGTTCGCTTCAAAAGCGGCTTTCGCAAAACTTTTTTCAGCCTCCCTTTCCTGTTTGAAGCCGTATTTTTCCGCAGCTTCAGGCTTGCCCAGTCTTTTGTAAAAAGCGTCCAGTTCCTCTTTGCTTGCTTTTTCGCCGGGGATTGTCGCCATCGTTCCCAGTTTTTTTTCAAGCTCTAAATAAGAATTGGCAAGCCCCGAAATATCTTCAAACTTTGCAAGTGCTTTTACCGCATCCTTATTTTCCTTGAGCTCCTTGGAAAGTTGTGCCCCCCATGCTTTAAGCTCCGTATGAGCTTGATTATTCTGTGTGCTTCCGCTGGGCGCTTCAGGTTTTCCGTCCGGTGCCGTTTGCGCAGCACCGTGCGTCCCTTGTCCTGCTCCCTTAAAAGCATCTAAAACAGATCCCGTGCCGGTCGCCCCTGCGTCCAAGCTCCCGCCGCTTCCCGTAGATGTTTGATTGTCATTTCGGTCAAAATCACCCATTTCCCACGTCTCCTTTAAGGTCAATCGAGGTGTGCAATAATAGCGTTCGTCAGTTCAAACGTCTTATTACATCCCAGTCTTTCCCTCAATAAAAATTTTGCATATTCGCACAAGGCTTTTTCAGCCTCGCTCGTTGCCTTGTCAAAATAAAAAAGATCTGTTAAAAGCGCATTAAGTACTACCTTGCCGTCCTCGCTTTTAAACACCCGCCGAAACGTCTTTTTTAACGCTTTTATCTGTTCTTCCGGTGTACTCGTTTCATAACCGGGTAATACACATTTACTCATTCTCTCCGATTCCCCCTTGTAACTGCTCGCTCAGGGCCGCAATGGGGCTTCCCTGTTGTACCGGTTCGTTTAACTTGTCATAATTTTGAGTGAGCTGTGCTTGCTGTTGCATTTGCATTTGTGCTTGCATAGCTTGCATTTGCGCCTGTGCCCGCTGCTGCCTCATTTTTTGTACGTCATCTTCTTCACGAATTGCCGATTGCGGAAAGCCGTTTGTATCAAGCACGTTAATAAGCAATTTATCGACATCGATATAATCGAGACTCTCGGGCGACATTTGAATAACTGGCTGGGCAAGTACAAGGCTTGTTTGCACCCCGCCTGTTTGATGATAGCGTTTTTGTGCCTGCGCCAAAGGTCCTACGAAATCGATGTTTAAGACCGCCCCGGAACCTCTGAGCATTTCAGGCACTTCCGGCAGCCTGTTTTGCCGATACATTATCGAAAAAGTACGTTTAACAATTTCGGAAAGCGCCTTGTTTTGATTAACGATAAGGCTTGAAAGCATTGCCGCCTTTTCGCCTTGCAACTCGATTACTTCGGTTGCCGTTTTTTGCGCCGGCTGCGCTTGCAGCATAAGCATAAAATCAACGTGAAATTTATCTTTTACCCGCTCCTCAATGTCTTTCACCGTTTCAAGGGTTATAGGAAAGTTCGCCCCGATATTTATCGGGCTCATAATCATATCGGGCCTTTCATAATAGTTGTATCCTGCCGGCACGACGCTTTCATGTCCTCGCATTGCATCGGGTACATTCATCGGTGGCTCTGCGACAAGCTGAGCAAGTTTTAAGCGCGCTTCTTCGGCTTTATTTAAAAGTCGCATATCGGGTATTGCCTTGCGTGCAGGACTATCCCCGTACGCACTCTGTGCAAGATGCTCCCAAATAAAAATGCTGTAAGGCAATTCATGATAACCGCCTTCTTCCAGTATTGTGTCGTTATCAAGGTCAATATAAAAGCTGGCATACGCCATGTTCTTATCGTCAAGTTTTTCCGTGTCGTATTCATCGCGTGGAAAGACGGCGTGCAATATTTTTATTTCTTTTTGCCTGCCGGTAACATCTTCGCTTTCTTTTTTAATTTCCTCGCCGACATTCTCTTTGCCAAAACGCGAAACAATATTTTTTATCGTCATTGAAAAACAACGAAACACAGTATCAACGTCTCCGTACTCGTTTGTTGCAATATATACTTCAGGTTCGCTAACGCTCATAAACCGGCAGGCGTTTTCCTGTTTCTCATCGATTAACATAACGCCATGGCCAAACATCGCCGCGTTGGTAATAAAGACAGGCGCTTGCGAGTACAAATTGTTGCGGTTAAACTCTTCATAAAGGGCTTTTTCAGTCCTTTCGAGCCAGTCTTTTACACCGTAATAATCAAGCATTTCGGAATTGCTCAAAGACAGTTTTAACCATGTTACATTCGGGCTTATGGTATACCCCATAATCCCGGATACAAGCTTATCAAGGTATTCGGTCGGCCGCCCCGTGTGGCGCATAGGACGTTTAATTTCATCTTTTGTCCCCGCCCACTCGAATGTCCTGCTGCCAAGATATGTACATACATCTTGCCATTCAGCTTCATGTATTGTGCGCTTACTTTTCAAAAGCTCAAAGTGCGTCTTTATATCTTCCAGTGTTTTTTTTGTATCTTTTTCCGCCATAATAAAACTATAGCGCTTCCAGTCTTGATTCGTTATAGACTTTATAAAATTATTTTTTAAAAATAGTTATGAATATGGATTCCAACTTGAACCGCGTGCCGTCTGCTTAAAACTGTAGGTACTGTTTTGTTTTTTAAGTGAGCGCAGCGGGTGCTTAACAAAATCGCTCATTAAAAAATATCTGCTTTCATCGTATACGTGATCTTCCATCGTGCTATCCACATCTTCAGGGCGCGTAGGGCTCGGCATTAAAAGCGGTATCGTTCTGATAAAATCGGTACACGTGTTAAATACCATAAGCATGGGCCGGCTGTCTTCTCCTGTATTTATCAGCATATCGTGCATTATCTGCAAGCCGTTTAGCCTGTCATTGTTTCCTTTAACCATTTTCCAACCGACACTTTCAAACTTTTCTGCGATGCTCGCATCATCCTTGTCTATTTTACCCCAAACGGCGGGGTCTGCTATCATCGTATCTACTCCGTCAGGAATAGACAATTCAAGCGCTCTTTTGGCAACCGACAGCGCCGACTCTTTTACCCCTGTGTTCGGCTCATCTTTTTTGCAGCCGTACAGTTCCCGATACCGTACCGCCCGGCCGTCTTTATTTACCGCCCACCAGCCGATACTGTACGGTTTGCTGTAGCCCCAGTCCATGCTGCACACTTTTACCCATTCGGCGCTGTGCAGCACAAACGGCTTTATAACGTGTTTTGCTCGGTCAAACTCGTCAAATACGCAGCCGTCTGCAATATCCCAGTTGCCGTACCGCAGCGCATTGTATAAACTGCTGTTAAGCATCCTCAATCGTTTTTCATACTCCGGGTCGTTTTGCGTTAAAATGGCATTGTCGTCAAGGGTGCTTGGTATGTAACAGCGGCTTACCGTTAAGCCATCGCCCACATCAACGTGGTTTTTTTGTATCCGGCAAAACCCACTCGA